TATTCTAACTAATGAAGGGGAACTACAACTGCATAGCAAGGAACTACCAGAGTGTCCTGATAAACTGGTTGTAACAGAGACACTCGACAAGAAGAAGGAATCTGGTGAGATCATAGAGTGGAATGCTATCTGTCTCCACCCACAGGTTGATGCTAAGGTAGAAGGCAATGATTAAACCTGAACAGATACCGCCCGAGGTGGTTGAGGCGGCTGCTAGGGCCACATGGGATACTCAGCGTGAGCATTGGGGCCTGTACAAAGTCATGCTGGAGACGGAAGGGCATCTGCCTCCGTATGAGGAGCTTGGCCGTGGCAAACAGCGGGAGCTTCTTGTAGAAGCCCATGCCGCCATCGCAGCAGCCCTCAATGCGTGGCCGGGGGCTGGCACACATGTGTACTACAGGAACAGAATACACACTCGGGAACTGACGCTCCCCCTGCCGCAAGAGGCGCGTGATGAGTAAAATTATGAACATAAAGGTGCGTCATGTATGAAATTGTGAACACGGAGGCGCGTGATGAGTGAAGAAATGCAGTTGGAGCTGGAACACACTCTCAAAACCATGCGCGAACTAAAGAAAGCCAAGGCCGAGATCGAACGGCTGCGGGCGGCGCTGTTGAAGATCAAGCGTGGTTCAGTATGGAACTGCGACATTGAAGCATTCATCGACGCAGCCCTCGCGCTACCTGCCAGCTTGCGCAATCGTATGGCTGTACTTGTCGAGAACATCGACGTTGACCTCGATTCCGCGATTGACGGGGATGTCGCGCTCTAGCCATGCTGACGATTGATGTCTGGACCATTCTGGCGCATCCCCTCTTTCTCGATCAGTTGGATCCGCGCGCTGAAGGAGAAGCTATGACTGATGAACAAGCTATCGAAGCAGTAAAGAAACGACGAAGGAAACTATTACTCTCTATCTTAGAGGTATCCCTTGGGGATCTTGTAGAGATGGATGGTATAGAGAAGGTAAAGAAATATCTAAATGAATTTGAACGTCAACTAACGGAGTACTAAACATGATGAAGAAGATTATTCTACTCAGTGCATCCTTGCTTGTACTCGCTGCATGTACTGGTGCTGATAGGCCCGCCTGTTGGAAGGCTACCACTAAGAATGATAGTACTTGTAACTCATCGAATGGTGGTGGCTTCTCTATCAGTAAGCCTGACATGAAGGGTAATACAGGTAAGCGTGACAAGAACAATGATGTAACTACACCTACCGCACCTGATACTGGTAACGATGATACCCCTACGCCTGATACTAATGAGAATGATAACCCCTCACCCACTGAGGATGATACCACTCCTAACCAACTCAACAGCAATGATGTAGAAGGTTTCGATCCGTTCGGTGGTTTGTATGGTCCCGGGACATAAGCCTATGAGACTCATGGTAGATCCTCCCGATGGGTGGAGGTATGCATTTCCTAAGGTATGCCCTGAGGAACATAAGCATAGAATCCTTGACTGGATTGTAGAAGTAGGGTATCCCAAAGAAGAGGTAGAGAAGCTTGGTAAGCATTTCTATATCAGGTGTTGGGAGATTATATAGTTTACCCTATCGGGAAAGAACAACATGAGATGCTACATTTGCAATAAGGATTGTCCCGATGGGGAAATTCAGGTAGAGAAAAGAGATGGTGTTTATAAGTTCTCACCATGTAAAGAATGCTCGAATGTTATACAGAGGACAGTCCTATACAAGGAAGTAGAGAATGAAGAAACACCTACTATACCATTGTGGGATATTGAATGAGTAGAAAACATTTACCTTGTCCTTGTGGTAGTTCATCTGATGGGTTGTATGATTATGGTGACCACCAGTATTGTTTCGCATGTAATAAATACTTCAAAGGAAGTGAAGAGATGACTGATATGTCTAACACTCCGGTCCAGATGAAGGGTGAACTAGCCCCTATCCTAGACCGTAAGCTTAACCTTAAGACTGTCGAGTTGTACCGTGTACTCCAGCATGATGGTAAGCATATGTATCCTTACTATAAGGATGGTAAGCTTGTCGCTGTTAAGACTCGGTTGCCTGACAAGGCTGGCTTCCCTTGGTCTGGTTCTCCGGGTGGTGTAGAACTCTTTGGTCAGAACCTATTCCCTCAGGGTGGTAACACCCTCACGATTGTAGAGGGTGAGCTTGATGCACTCTCTGCCTATCAGATGCTGAATGAACCTGTCGTATCGGTGTGCTCTGCTAGTACGGCAGTCTCAGATCTTAAGCGTAACTACGAGTGGGTTAATTCTTTTAAGCGTATCGTCTTTGCCTTTGACAATGACAAGGCAGGGCAGGAGGCACAGACTAAGGCGGCATCCTTATTCGATCCTAAGAAAGTAAGGATCATGAAGCTTGCACAGCACAAGGATTCTTCTGACTACCTCGTCAACAGTAATGTTAAGGAGTTCTATGAGCAGCACAGAACAGCAGGACCATACACCCCTGATGGCATTGTATCCGGGGCAAGCATCTATGATCTACTCAGAACAAAGCCTGAGTATGACTCTGTTAACTACCCGTGGAATGGTGTCAATGACTATACCTATGGACTCAGGACTGGAGAACTTGTTACTGTCATTGCTGGAACAGGCGTTGGAAAGACACAGTTCCTCAGAGAGTTAGTCTATGGTCTACTTAATAACACGAAGGCTAATGTAGGTGTCCTCTTCCTAGAAGAACCCATCCGTGATACTGGCCTTGGTCTTATGTCAGTCCATGCTAATAAGCGTATCTATCTACCCGATGCTGAGTATACGAAGGATGAGTTCGATGACGCATATAAAGCGACTGTTGGATCGGGTCGTGTCTTTCTGTATGACAGCTTTGGATCTAATAGTATTGACAGGATTCTGGGTACTATTCGTTATCTTGTTCGCGCATTGGATTGCAAATATATTGTACTAGATCACATCAGTATTGTAGTATCGGATCAGTCTAACGGTGATGAACGCCGTGCTCTTGATGAGATTGCAACGAAGCTTAAGACACTAACGGTTGAACTCTCAGTATGCATTATCATGGCTGCACATCTCAGGAGACAGCCTAATGGTCAGTCACATGAAGAGGGTGCTGCTGTTAGTCTTTCTGATATTCGCGGGACTGCCGGAATTGGGCAGCTTAGTAATATCATTCTGGGTCTTGAGCGTAATACGCAAGCGGATGATCCAGCGGAGAGGCACATCGTAAGGGTGCGTGTCGTTAAGAACAGGTTCAGTGGTATGACGGGACTTGCTACCCACTTGCGGTATCATACCGAATCTGGTAGACTTATCGAAGAACAACCCGATACACCAGTGGAGAATACAGATGACAATTAAGATTAACGTGCATGTAGACGGATGGATCTCAGAAGAGGGGTTCCATATCTTTGTAGAGGAACAGGAAGAAATCATTACCTTCTTTAGGATGGCAAATGAGTTCATCGAAAGTCAGTGTGTTCCAAGTGTACCACCCAGTATACGGCAGGATGGTAGGGAGAACATTGCTAAGCTGGCATACATCCTAGAATCTACAGCAGGATATTTGAGGAGCCAAGGTAGTGCAATTACCGACTGGGAAAATTATATGGGACGTAGAGACTGATGCCCTCAACGCTACAGTCATTCACCTCTTGGTTGCGAAGTTTGTTGACAAGGAAGGGTATTACATCTTCCGTGATGCAGAGAACTTCAGAGCCTTCTATGAAGACAACCCTGACGCTGAATGGATCGGACACAACAGTATCGCGTTTGACTCGGTTGTCCTGTCCCGTCTGTGGGGAATCACTATCCCTCTCGGAAAACAATCCGACACTCTTGTCATGTCCAGATTGTGGGAGCCAACTCTTGACGGCCACTCACTACAAGCATGGGGTGACCGTTTCTGTGAAGCAAAGATCCCGTTCAAGGAGTTCTCCGTTTATTCAGAAGAGATGAAGGTATACTGTAAACGAGATGTCAAAATTACTGAGCGAGTTTATAAACATCTTAATCGTATGCTTACTTGTTTCTCTATGGAATCTATCCGCCTTGAGCATGCTACTCAGTACATTATCTCTGAGCAAATAAGGAATGGGTTTCTTTTAGATAAAGAAGTTGCATCCGATATCTATACTGGTGCGCTGACTGAAGCTAATCGTATTGAAGAAGCAGTCATTAAGTTCTTCCCTCCGATTGTAACAGAGCGGTACTCAGAGAAGACGGGTAAGCGCCTTAAAGATGATGTCGAGTCTTTCAACCTTGGCTCACCAAATCAAATTGTAAAGCGTCTTGATGAGCTAGGTTGGAAGCCGACAGTACAAACAAAGACTGGTAAGTCTTGGAAGATATGTCAGGAGAATCTAGATACTATTCCTGATACTCTTCCTGATGGTACCAGTATGCCCCAGTGTATTAAAGATCTAAAGAAATGGAAGATCCTTGAAACAAGATGGAAGACTGCAAAGGACTGGCTCGACAGAATGGACGGAGATGGTAGAGTCCACGGACAAGTTATCATTCCCGGTACCATTACCCACAGAGCCACCCACCAAAACCCAAACATGGCTAACATCCCCTCTATCACCACAGAACGTGGCCTATCTGGATTATTTGCATACGAATGCAGAGAGGCTTGGACTGTCCCAAGAGGCTTTAAGCTGGTTGGAACAGATGCTGCGGGAATACAACTTCGTGTACTCGCCCACTATCTAAACGATCCTGAGTATACGAAGACGTTGTTAGAGGGTGACATCCATACCTTTAATAAGAATGCATTAGGTGAGTACTGTAAGGACAGACCGACAGCTAAGACTTTCATCTATGCTTGGTTGCTTGGTGCTGGTCAGGCTAAGGTTGGTCAGATCCTGAACTGCACTGTGCGTCAGGCTGGTGATGCTATGGATAACTTCCTCCGTTCTATTCCTGCACTGAAGGAACTAAAGAGGAAGGCTGCTATGGCTGCACAGCGGGGGTACCTCGTCAGCCTTGACGGTAGGCGTATAAAAATTGAGTCGGAGCATAAGGCTCTATCTGTCTATCTTCAGGGTGGTGAGACTATCATTATGCGTATGGCTAACTTCCTCTGGTATAATCAGGCGAAGAAAGATAAGATCAAGTTCAAGCAGACAGTATGGGTACATGACGAATGGCAGACAGAAACAGAGGAGGGAAGGGCAGAAGATCTCGGAAGACTGCAAGTACAATCCATCCGAGATACCGGGGATTACTTCAACTTGAACTGTCCACTGGACGGAGAATACAAGATAGGTAACAACTGGGCAGAGACTCACTAATGCTCGTAACAAACACATTGACAATATACCAAGACATGCTAATATATTCATACGAACAACTGAGGAAAGACACAACAATGGCTACTACTTCGAAGACTGTAACTGGTGAGTTCCGTACCAAGGTTTACTTCGCTCATGTGCAAGAACCCTCCCAGTTTGGTAACTACGAGATCAACCTCGCTGTTACCCCTGAGATTGAGAAGAAGCTTATCGAACTGCGCCTTGATGGTAAGATCAAGGATGGCAAGGAACGTATAAATAATGGTGGTAA